CAGCGCGCAAAAGAAGTGACGCGAATGCGTGAACTGGGGCTGCCGCTTGCCCAGTCGCTGCCGGCCCCTTCGGACGAGGACGAGACAGACAAAGAGGAGGACGAGGAACATGCCACAGCAACTGCCTGAAAGCGACAACTCGCAGCGGTCGCCCACGACACGTGAGCAACAGGCGGACGTCCAAGGTGATGGATACCTGAACTTCGTCTGCGAACCGGGTGCGATCACCGTCGAAGCGGCCGAGGCAGGCGAGGGCGACGGAATGCCCAAGCTGCCTCGATTCTCGATGGTCGCCTATACCGGTGGCCCGATGCGGATCGCTGGCTGGCGATTTCCCGTAGTCGTTGACCTGGCTGGCCTCTCGATTCCGTCGCAGAGCCGGCCGATCCGTTTCGGGCACGACATGGCCAGCGGCGTCGGGCACACCGACGCGATCTGCGTGGAGGACGGGAGTCTGCTGGCGACCGGCTTGGTATCCCGCGACACGGTGGCCGCCAAAGAGATCGTCGTTTCGGCCCGCAACGGCTTTCCGTGGCAGGCATCCATCGGTGCGGCGGTCGAAGAGTTCGAGTTCGTCAAGGACAAGCAGAAGGCGACCGTCAACGGTCGCGAGTTCATCGGGCCAGTGAACGTCGTTCGCCGCGCCATGCTGGGCGAGATCAGTTTCGTGGATTTAGGCGCCGACGGCCAGACAAGTGCCCGTGTGGCAGCCTCGGCTTCACAGTTTGAGAAGGAGCAATCCCCAATGGGTGAAACCAACAACACCGATACGCAAACGGCCGCAGACCCGCAGCGCAATGATGCCGTGACGGCCGAAGCGACCAACGGCACTTCGGAACAGATGGCTGCGGCAACTGCGGTAGCCGAACCGGCGGGCCCCACCGCAGCGGACATCCGCGCCGAGGCGGCGGCTGAAACCGATCGGATCGCCAAGATCCGGGAACTCTGCGGCGGCCAGTTTGGCGAGATCGAATCGCAGGCCATCCGCGAGGGCTGGGAAATGGACAAGGTCGCACTGGCCGTCTTGCGGGCCGGCCGGCCCAAGGCCCCGGCTGCCCACTTCCGTGACAACAACGTAGGTGCGACCACGCTCGAAGCCGCGTGCCTCTTGACGGCCAAGCTGCAGGATATCGAGAAGCAGTTCGACGACCAGACGCTCGACGCAGCCAGTCGGCGCTTCCGCGGCGGGATCGGCCTGCAGGAACTCTTGCTGGAGGCGGCCTGGGCCAACGGCTACACGGGTCGCAACTTCCGCGACAGCCGCAGTGTGCTGCGATTCGCCTTCCGGCCGGAATTGGAGGCCGGGTTCTCGACGATCGACATCGGTGGGATCCTCTCCAACGTGGCCAATAAGTTTCTGCTGGACGGGTTCTTCTCCGTCGAGCGGACCTGGCGAAACATCTGCGCCACGCGGAACGTCTCCGACTTCAAAACGGTCACCAGCTACCGGCTCGTGGGCAAGGACCAGTACGAGCAGGTCGCGCCGGGCGGCGAACTCAAGCACGGGACGCTGGGCGAAGAGTCTTTCACCAACAAAGCCGACACGTACGGTTTGGTGCTCTCAATTGACCGTCGGGACATCATCAACGACGACCTGGGCGCCATCACCACGGTGCCCCGCAAGCTCGGTCGAGGCAGCGGTCTGAAGATCAACGACGTGTTCTGGACGACGTTCATGAACAACAGCGCGTTCTTCACAGCCGGAAACAACAACTACCTCACCGGCGCCACCACGGCGTTGTCCATCGATGGGCTCACCGGAGCGGAAGTCGCTTTCATGGACCAAGTCGATCCGGACGGCAAGCCGATCGGTATCATGCCGTCACTCATGCTGGTGCCCACGGCGTTGTCGGCCATCGGCTCGCAGCTCTACAAGTCAATGGAGTTGCGGGACACGACCTCAAGCACCAAGTACCCGGTGGCCAACCCGCACCAGGGTAAGTTCCGCGTCGAGGTCAGCCGCTACCTGTCCAACTCAGTCTACACGGGCAACTCGTCGAAGGCCTGGTATCTGCTGGCCGATCCGAACGACCTGCCGGTGGTCGAGGTTGCGTTCCTTAACGGCCAAGAGTCGCCCACGATCGAGACGGCCGACGCCGACTTTTCGGTGCTCGGTGTCCAGATGCGTGGCTACCACGACTTCGGCGTGGCGTTGCAGGATCATCGCGGCGGCGTGAAGTCCAAGGGCGAGGCGTAGACCAGACGAACCATAAGTCTCTGACATTCGAGGAGTAATCCAATGCCAACGGCAGTCTTTGTTCAAGAGGGAAACCAGATCGACTACACGCCGGGCGCCGCGGTGGCGGCCGGAGAAGTGGTCGTGCAAGGCGAGTTGGTCGGTGTGGCCAAACAGCCCATCGCGGCCAACGTACTCGGTGCGCTCGCGGTTAGCGGCGTGGTCGACTTCCCCAAGGCAACGGGCGTCGGAACCGCCATCACGGCTGGCGCCAACGTGTATTGGGACGTGGCCGACACCGAGGCCAAGGAGGACAGCGAAGCGGGCGCCAACAAGCTGATCGGCAAGACCGTTGCAGCGGCGGCCGACGACGATGCGACGGTCCGTGTTCGGATGAGCCAATAGGGAAACGCCCGTGACCGACCTGTTGCGACGAGGTGCCGAATGGCTCGAGCAAATGCGAACCACGCATGCCGCCAGCCCGGTGGAGTATCGCCGGGAAGGGCAGCCGGCCGAGACCGTCAGCGCAACGTTTGGCAAGACGGACTACGAGATGGCCAACGACGCGGGCCTGACCATCGGTTCGCATGTTTGGGATTTCCTGATACGGGCCGACGAGTTGGGTTTCGAGCCTCAGGCGGGCGACGTGATCGCGGCCACCGGCCGCAAGTACGAGGTCATGAACCTCGGCGGCGAAGGCTGCTGGCGGTTCAGCGACGCGTTCCGACAGACATATCGAATCCATACCCGAGACACAGGGAGCTTGTAGCGTGAGCCTGGCGACCGACATCGCCGACGCCGTCGCGGCCGAACTCAACGCGGCCCCCGACGGCACCTTCAGCCAGACGATGACGGCACAACGGACCGTGCTGCCGGAATCCGACCTACCAGAGCTGGCGGAACTGAAGGTGTCGGTCGTGCCCAAGTCGGTCGAGATCACCGGATCCACCCGTGCCGCCAGCCAATACGACATCGCCATCGATATCGGCGTCCAGAAGAAGCTGGGCACGGACCTCGATGCAGAGGTCGCAGCCTTGGGAACGCTGGTCGACGAGGTGGCAGACTACCTGCGTAAACGACAACTCGACCAAGCCCCGTATGCCGCGTGGGTCCGGATCTCCAACGATCCGGTCTACGCGCCGGAACACCTGGCAGGGCAGCGTGTATTCACCAGCGTCCTGACGGTGACCTACCGGGCCATGAAACAGCCAACGTAATTGGAGGATGCCAGCGCCAAATGATCGGCTTCGACGTCAAGCGGATGTTCTTCGACTCGAAGAAGGTCCGCTCCAAGACGGACAAGGCGACACGACGGGTACTGTCGAAGTTCGGTGCGTTTGTTCGCCAGACGGCAAAGCGGAGCATACGCAAGCGAAAGAAGACGAGCGAGCCGGGCAAGCCGCCCAGCAGCCATACGGGGCTGCTGAAGAAGTTCATCTGGTTCGGCTTTGACGTCGTTTGCCGTAGCGTGGTCATCGGCCCGGTGCGGCTTACGCAGAAGGGCCGTGGCGAGGCGCCGTCCGTGCTGGAGTACGGCGGAACCGTGACGATGCGGCCCCGACGTCGCGAGGGGAAGAAGAAAAGGGCTCGCATCCGGCCGCGGCCGTTTATGGGCCCGGCGATGGAGAAAGAGAAGAAACAACTCCCGGCCTTGTGGCGGGACAGTGTGAAGTAGAACGGAGGATTCATCATGTCACAGACATTCGTGTTGGGCATGAATGCCAAAATCTATCAGGGGGCGGCGGGAGCCGATCTCACGACCGTTACCGAGATGAGCAACGTCAAGGACGTCACGCTCAATCTCGAAGCGGGCGAGGCGGACGTCACCACCCGCGGAAACCAGGGCTGGCGAGCTACGGCCCCGACGTTGCGGGAATGCACGGTCGAATTCGAGATGCTCTACAACCCGGGCGAGGCCGGCTTCGAGGCGATCAAGACGGCGTTCCTCAGCAACGGTTCGCTCCGTCTGGCCGTGCTGACCGGCGAAAAAGCCACGTCGGGCACGGAGGGACCGTTGGGTGACTTCTCGATCACCAACTTCTCTCGCAACGAACCGCTCGAAGAGGGCGTCACGGTGAGTGTCACCGCGAAGCTGACCGAGTTTGACCAGTGGGTGGAGGTGGCCTGATGAAAGCATTTACCGACAGGGCCGGCCGATCGTGGACGATCACGTTGACGCTCGGCACGGCGATGACCGTGAAGGAACAACTGGGTGTCGACCTACTACAGCCCGAAGCGGGCGATCCGCCGCTACTGACTCGCCTCGGAACTGACGAGATGCTGCTGGGAGAAGTGCTCTGCGCGATGCTCCAGCAGCAGTTCGAGACGCAGGGCGTCACGGCGGCGGAGGTGCGTAACGGTTTTGACGGTCAAACCCTCTTGGCCGCCCAAAAGGCGTTCTACGAGGAACTGATCGATTTTTTCCAGAGTCGCGGCCGCACGGATCGGGCGAAGGCGGTCGCCAAGCAGGTCAAGATGATCAACGCGGCGGTGACGGCGGTGGAAACACGGATCGACGCGCTGGACATCGACCAGACGATTGCTGGGGCCATATCTGGCGAATCGCCGGAAGCCTTGGCATCGACCCCCGACCATTGACGCTTCGGCAGTTGCTGCTAATGGCCGAGGGCCGCAATGAGAATCTCTGGATGCTTGCCTCGGCAGTGATGGCGCTGCTGGCCAATTGCCACCGAGATCCGAAGAAGCGGGCATTCACGCCAGACGACTTCAATCCGATGGTCCACCGGACACAGCGGGCCGACGTGATCCGCGTCACGCCCGAGAACGTTGGCGATCTGCGCGACGCGGTTGCCGCCATGACCAAGACCTAAGGCCTTTTGATGGCTGTTTCCTCCACCGCAATTCGAGCCGGTCGGGCGTTCGTCGAGCTGTTCGCCGACGACACGAAGCTGGTGCGCGGATTGCGGCGGGCCGAGGCGAAGATTCGAGCGTTCGGCGACAAGCTCAAGAACATCGGCCGCCGAATGCTCACGCTGGGGATGACGGCCGCCGCGCCCCTGGCACTCTCTACCAAAGTCTTCGCCGGTTTCGATGATCAGATGCGGGCCGTCCAAGCCGTGATCGGCGCCACCGGTAAAGAGTTCGACATGCTCACGGAGAAGGCCAAGTACCTTGGCCGGACCACGTCGTTCTCGGCGGCGCAGGTTGCGGCCGGCATGCTCGAGCTGGGTCGCGCGGGCTTCTCGCCCAAGCAGATCGACGCGGCCATCACCTCGGTGCTCAACCTGTCACGGGCCACCGGGACCGAGTTGCCGGAGGCGTCGAACATCGCGGCCAACACGCTCCGGTCGTTCTCCCTGGAGGCCGACCAGATGGGACGCGTGGCGGACGTGATGACCGCCACGGCCAACAATTCGGCGCAGACGCTTATGGACCTGGGCGAGGCCATGAAATACACGGCCCCGGTCGCGGCCGAGTACGGACTCACTCTGGAAGAAACGGCCAAGATGCTCGGGGCCCTAGCCAACTTCGGCATCAAGGGCTCCATGGCCGGCACCACGATGAAGAACATCCTCCTACGACTGGCCGACCCGGCCATTCGAGGGCAGGTCGAGGCGTTGGGTGTCTCGGTCACAGACGCCGGCGGCGACCTCCGCAACGTTTCCGACATCCTCCGTGATGTGGGCCAGGCGGTCGACGGGATGCCCAACGCCAAGAAGCTGGAGATATTCAACAGAATCTTCGGCATGCGAGCCATCGCCGGCGGGGCCAAGCTGACGGCCGCAGAGTTCGATCGGCTGAACAACGCCATCGACGGGGCCACCGGCACGGCCGCCAAGACGGCAAAGGTGATGGACAGCGGGATTGGCGGCGCCTTTCGACGCCTGTATTCCGCCGTCGAGGGCATCGCCATCGCCATTGGCGACGCCCTGGCCAAGCCGCTATCCGACATGGCCGACTGGCTGGGCAAGGCGGCCGGTTCGATCACCGAGTGGATCAAGAACCACAAGCAACTCGTCGTCACCGCAATGAAGGTCATCCTCATCGTGATGGGTGTCGGGACCGCCCTGGTGGCCCTGGGATTCACATTCAGCGCGCTGGCG